CAACCGCGGCCGCGCTGACCATAGCGGTGGAGCAATCCGGCGCGGACATCAAGTTCGGTACCGCCACGCTCCGGGTGACGCGCAGCGCGGATAGCCAGTACGGCGAGCTCGCGGTAACGGTGAACCCGCCGACGGGCCAGATCTACGTCGACATCGGCACGCCGGACACGACCTCGGCGAACCGCATCACGGCCACCAGCGACATCGCGAGCGGCGACCAGCTGCTGGCCGGCGGCTCTGGCTGCAGCGGCGCCGCGCCCACGGGTCTCTCGCTCTACAGCGATGGCACGTTCGGGTTCAGCTCCGGCAATACGCCCACGACCTTCGGTGTGAAGGTATGGGCGGCGAGCGATTCGACCTGGGGTGCATGTGCGGACCAGACGATCACCGGCGGGACCGTCGTGAACCCAATCTCCGGCAAGGGTGGTGCGGCGGCGAGGCCGTTGACCGGCTACCTGCAGCTGCCCGCGGCCAACGATGACGACTACCACATCCCCTTGAGGGCGAATCGATGAAGCATTTCGTGCGCCTGCTGTCGTTGCTGCTGGTGGCGACGGCAGTTCATGCCGACTACATCGGCGACTTCGCGCCCGGCACCACGGCGATCTGCGGCCAGTACACGACGTACAACCCGAGCACCGGTGCGCCGTACACGCTCGCAGGAACGCCGGCGCTCGCTGTCTACAAGATTGGCGACGGCACGAACTCGACGACCGAGAGCACGACCGGCGTCACGCACGCCGAGGATGTGGATTCGCGCACCGGCATGAACCGCGTGTGCATCGACACCAGCGCCGACGGCACGTTCTATGCGGCCGGCGGCCAGTACTCGATCGTCATCACCACGGGCACCGTGAACTCGGTGAGCGTTGTCGGCAGCGAGGTGAAGTCCTTCTCGCTGAACAAGGTTGCCGCGCTTCGCCCGGCCACCGCCGGCCGCACGCTGGTGGTGGACTCCGCGGGCCTGGCCGACGCCAACACGGTGAAGCTGGGCCCGAGCGGCTCTGGCACTGCGCAGACGGCACGCGATATCGGTGCGTCGGTGCTCCTGTCCAATGGCACTGGCACAGGCCAGTTGTCGCTGTCCTCGGGCGCTGTTCTGCTCCAGGCGACACAAACCGGTGTGACGATTCCGAACGTCACCACGGTCACGAACCTGACGAACGCGCCGACCTCTGGCGACTTCACGTCGACCATGAAGACATCGATCGGCACTGCCGTCGCGGCCTCGGCCGTGGCCAGCGTCACTGGCAACGTGGGCGGCAACGTCGCCGGCAGTGTGGGGTCGGTCGCCACCGGCGGTATCACCGAGGCATCGTTCGCGACCACTGCCGGCAGCTTCGCACCGCTGAACATCGCCGACCAAGGAACTGCGCAGGCGGCGACCACGACTACCCTGCAGTTGCGCTCCGCCGCGACGTTCGCGGATAACGAGCTCGTCGGGTCGTGGGTGGAGATCACCGGCGGTTCTGCGGGCGTGGGGCAGACGGCCCAGATCACCGGCTACACCGGCAGCACCGATACCGCAACGGTGCCTACGTGGGCCACGACGCCGACCGGCACGATCACGTACAAGATCTACAAGGCTCCGAAGAACCTCACCGCCAACACGACCCAGATCGGCGGCACTTCGCAGACCGCGCGCGACATTGGCGCCTCGGTCCTGCTATCGAGCGGCACCGGCAGCGGCCAGATCAGCCTATCCAGCGGCGCCGTGCTCCTGCAGCCGACGCAGACCGGCGTGACAATCCCCACGGTGACCACGCTCACGAACGCGCCCAGCGATTCGAGCGGAACCACCTCGCTGCTGTCGCGGCTCACCTCGACGCGCGCAGGCTACCTCGACAACCTGTCTGCCGGCGCCGTGCCCACAGCCACGCAGAACGCCGCGGCGACGTGGGACCTCACGACCACCGGCCACACCACCGGCGGCACGTTCGGCGCCGCCATGAACGCGGCTGGCTCCGCAGGCGATCCATGGGCCACGAGCCTGCCCGGCTCGTATGCCTCGGGCAGCGCCGGCTACATTCTGGGCAACATGACCGGTGGTAGCGGCCTCGATGCCGCGGGTGTGCGCAGCGCCATCGGCCTCGCCACCGCGAACCTCGACACCCAGCTCGCCGCCTTGCAGTCGGACACCGACAACCTGCAGACGCGCGTGCCGACCTCGCTGGTGAGCGGCCGCATGGATGCCAGCGTCGGCGCCTACCAGACCGGCCTCGCCCCGCTGCAGCCCACCACCGCGGGCCGCACGCTGGACGTCAGCACCACGGGCGAGGCGGGCATCGACTGGGCCAACATCGGCAGCCCGACCACCACGGTCGCCCTCACGGGCACTACGGTGGGCACGGCCACCACGCTGACCAATGCGCCGAGCGATTCCAGTGGCACGACGACGCTGCTCTCGAGGCTGAGCGCCACGCGCGCTGGCTACCTGGACAACCTGTCCGCTGGTGCGGTGGCTACGGGCGCATCGATCGCCGCGCTGAACAACCTGAGCAGCGCGCAGGCGCAGACGGCAGCCGCTGCAGCCCTCACGGCATACGACCCGCCCACGCGCGCCGAGGCGACGAGCGACACCAACAGCGTGCTGGCGGCGATCCCGACCGCTGCGGCGGTGTCAGCGCAGGTGCTGGCCGACCAGCGCATCCTCACCGGCACCTGCGACAGCGGATCCGCGACGACGTGCGTGGATGACGCGCTCACGCAGGCCGCGGCGAGCCAGTTGCAGGACCGCCTGATCTGCTTCAGCGACTCCTGGTGCGCGCTGATCACGACCTTCGCGCCCAGCACGGACACCGTGACCACCACGAAGACCGCGCCGAGCACCAGGGCGAGCAAGGCCTACACCATCTTCCCGTCCACCTCGCAGTAACCGGAGGCCAACGTGCCGAAGTACATCTTCGCGGGCGGCGCGTTCCGGCTGGTCCCGGACGATGCGCCGTCTGACCTGGTGCTGAAGTTCGGTCGCAACCGCCGCTTCGACCTGAAGCGCGCGCAGCCGACCTCGCTCAAGCGTTCGACCACGAAGCTCAGGGTGCGCTGATGGCCGAGGTGGTGCTCGTATCGGTCGGTGATGTCGCCGAGGTGGGGTTCGACTACACGGACGCCCTACCCGAAGGCGTCACCGTGGCCGTGCCTGGCGTCACGCATACGGTGCCCGATGGGCTGACCAAGGGCGCCGAGGCAAACGACGCCACCACCAGCGGCGTGATGGTGTCGGGGTTCTCCCACGCGGGCCTGTACCTGATCAAGGCCACGGCCACACTGAGCAACGGCGAGACGCTGGTGCGGTCGCGGCCGGTGCGATGCCTTGAAGGCGCATAGGCGGACAGCTCCAAGCAGCTCGCTGTATCGCACGAAGCGATGGCGCGACCGCCGTGCGCATCAGTTGGCCATCGAGCCCACGTGCCGGTATTGCCGGCAGCAAGGGCGCCTCTGTGCTGCAACGGTTGCCGACCACGTCATCCCGCACCGGGGAGACGAGACGCTGTTCTGGGAGGGTGAGCTGCAGAGCCTGTGCGCCCCCTGCCACAACGGCGCGAAGCAGCAACTGGAGACGACGGGAAGGCTGCGCGGCAGTGCGGTGGATGGCATGCCGCTGGACCCCGGACACCATTGGAACGGGGAGGGGGAGGTCGAAACTTTGTGCAACAGCACACTGACCGGCGCTGGCCCTTCGAAACCCTAAAGCCCACGAATTCTGATCGCACCAACATGGAACAACGCGGACGAAAAAGCTCGGCGGCCCTGACGCTGATCGGCCCGGAGGGTATCGCGACCATCGGACGCCCGGAGCCGGATGCGACGCTGACCGAAGAGCAGGCGCACGAATGGCGTGACATCGTGAACCGGCTGCCTGCCGAGTGGTTCCCGCGCGAAACCTGGGGCCTGCTGGCCGCGTACTGCCGTCACCTGGTGTCATCCCGGCGCGTTGCTGCGCTGATTCAGGAGGCCGAATCGGCTGAGCAGCTGAACATCGACGACTACGACAAGCTGCTGAAGATGCAGGAGCGCGAAGGCCGGGCACTGTCATCGCTGGCCACCCGCATGCGGATCTCGCAGCAGTCGACGCTGGACCGCGAGAAGCGCAAGCCGGCGCGGCTGGCGAACAAGCCGTGGCAAAGCAAGGGGTAAGTCGCGGCCTCCGAAACATCCGGTGGATTGAATCCAACTGCCGGGTGCCGGAGGGCAGGGATGTCGGCAAGCCGCTGAAGCTGCGGCCGTGGCAGAAGAAGATCATCCGGGCGATCTATGACTCGCCCACGCGCAGGGCGCTGATCAGCTTCGGACGCAAGAACGGCAAGACAGCGCTGTCGGCCATGCTGACGCTGCTGCATCTGGTTGGCCCAGAGGCACGGCCGAACAGCCAGCTCTTCAGCGCGGCGCAGTCGAGGGAGCAGGCGGCGATCCTGTTCGCACTGGCCGCGAAGATCGTGCGCATGTCGCCGGAGCTGCGCGAGTACGTGGGCATCCGGGACACGGCCAAGCAGTTGTTCGTGCCGGAGTTGGGCACGCTGTACCGGGCGCTGTCCGCGGAGGCCTCGACGGCCTACGGCTTCTCGCCGGTGTTCGTCGTGCACGACGAGCTCGGGCAGGTGGTCGGCCCGCGCTCGGAACTGTACGAGGCGCTGGAAACTGCGGCAGGCGCCCAGGAAGAGCCGTTGTCGATCATCATCTCGACGCAGGCGCCGACGGATGCAGACCTGCTGTCGGTGCTGATCGACGACGCGAAGACCGGCGCGGACAAGAAGACGAAGCTCTTCCTGTACACCGCGGACGAGGCCCTCGACGCGTTCGGCGAGAAGGCGATGAAGGCGGCCAATCCCGCGTTCGGCGACTTCCTGAATCCGGTGGAGGTTCGCGACCAGGCGGCAGCCGCGAAGCGCATGCCGGCGCGGGAGTCGGCGTACCGGAACCTGGTGCTGAACCAGCGCGTGAACATGGTCAACCCGCTGATCTCGAGGTCGGTGTGGATTGCCAATGGCGAAGAGCCGAATCCGGCCAGCTTCGACGAAGAGGTCTTCATCGGCCTTGACCTTTCGGCACGCAATGACCTGACTGCCGCAGTGGCGGCGGCCAAGGGCGCGGACGGCAAGTGGGACATCGAGGCGCAGTTCTTCGCGCCCATGCAGGGGCTGGCGGACCGCGCGGCGCGCGACCGGCAGCCATACGACGTGTGGGCGCGTGAGGGTTACCTCACGCTCACGCCGGGATCGTCCATCGATTACGCATGGGTCGCGCAGTGGTTGGCCGACTACTGCGGCCAGCGCCGGGTGCGAGCTGTGAAGTTCGACCGCTGGCGGATCGACGTGCTGAAGGCGGAACTCGCGCGGATCGGCGCTGACATCCCTCTGGAGCCATTCGGGCAGGGCTTCAAGGACATGACGCCGGCGATCGACACGCTGGAAAACCTGCTCGTGAACTGTCAGATCCGGCACGGCATGAACCCGGTGCTCACGATGTGCGCGGCGAATGCCATTGCCATCCGTGATCCGGCCGGCAATCGCAAGCTCGACAAAAGCAAGTCCACGGGACGAATCGACGGGATCGTGGCGATGGCCATGGCCCTCGGGTCCGCGGCGCAGACGGCCGACGAGACGAGTGTCTACGAAACGAGAGGAGTTCTGATCCTATGAACAAGGCAATCGAGGTCCTGGAAGCGGCGCGGGCCGACGCCCAGAACGCCATCCGCGGACTAGAGGCGAAAGTGGCTTCGTCCGAAGAGGAAACCGCCCGCCTGCGCCGCGAGCTCGCCGGGAAGCAGGATCTGTATGTGCAGCTTCGCGACCTGTCGGCCCTTGCCGCACGCAAGCCCGAGGCCCCCGCTCCCGATACGGCGGCGGCGAAGGAAGAGCCGCCGAAGGCCGAGCCCGCTCCCGCGAAGGCCGCGCGGAAGTAGCCCGTGAACTGGTTCTCGCGGATGTTGGCGGTGGCGCGCTCGGTGCGCGAAGCGCCGCGCCGCGTGTCCGCGTTCGTTCCTGGCAGCACGCAGGCCGGGGTCTTCGTGACGCCGGAGACGGCGCTCACCTACGCCACGGTGTGGGCCTGCGTGCGTGTGGTTGCGGACTCCATCGCGCAGCTGCCGTGGAAGACCTACCAGAAGGCCCCGCGCGGCAAGAAGGACGTATCCCCGGACAAGAACGTCGTCGCGTGGCTGCTTCAGGTTCAGCCGAACCCGGAGACCACGCCGTTCCGGTTCAAGCGCCTGCTGGCGATGCACGTCCTCACGCGCGGCAACGCCTACACGGAGATCGAGCGCGACACCGCCGGTCGTCCGATGTGGCTGTGGCCACTGCACCCGGATCGTGTGACGCCGCGGCGCTGGGATAGCGGGGAGCTGTACTACGAAGTGCGCAACAACGCGCGCGAGGTGGTCGAGATTCCCGCCGAGGACATGCTGCACTTCCGCGGCCTCGGTGATGACGACCTGTCCGGGATGAGCGTCATCGAGTACGCGAAGGAATCCATCGGGCTTGGCGTTGCCATGGATCGCTTTGGCGCGCGGTTCTTCAAGAACGGCACCCACATGGGTGGGGTCATCAAGCATCCGAAGCAACTCGGGAAGGATGCCCGCGAGAACATCGAGAAGTCTCTGAAGCAGCGCGCCGGCGGTGAAAACCAGAATTCCATGCTCGTGCTCGAAGAGGGCATGACCTACGAGAAGATCGGCATCCCACCGGAGGACGCGCAGTTCCTCGAATCCCGACAGCACCAGGTGGTCGAGATTTGCCGCTGGTTCCGCGTGCCTCCACACAAGGTGCAGGACCTCTCGCGCGCGACGTGGAACAACATCGAGCACCAGTCCATCGAGTTCGTGACGGACACGATTTGCCCGTGGACCGTGAACTTCGAGGAAGAGGTCAACGTCAAGCTCTTCGGCCGCACGAACCGCGGCGTGTATTACACGAAGTTCTCGCTGAACGCGCTGCTTCGTGGCGACGCCGCTGGCCGATCCGCGCTGTATGCCTCGGGCCGGCAGTGGGGCTGGCTGTCCGTCAACGACATCCGCGAGTGGGAAGAAATGAACGGCATCGGCAAGGCCGGAGACCAGTATCTGGTGCCGACGAACATGACGACTCCGGAGGGCATCGACAAGCAGATGGACCTGCTGACCGACCCGCAACCCGATTCCATCCCGGTCCCGCCGCAGGGCCGCCTACTGAACCGCGCGAGGGCACGATGAGCAACTTCAGGGTCCGAATGGCCGGAAACAAGACCGGCGAGCTGTTTCTCTACGACGACATCGGCGGGGGATTCTTCGGCGGCATCGGCGCGAAGCAGGTGACCGAGGAGGTCAACGCGCTGGGCAAGATCGATACGCTGAACGTGCGAATCAATTCCGCGGGCGGCGACGTGTTCGAGGGCCTGGCGATCTACAACTTCCTGAACCGGCACCCGGCGAAGGTGGTGGTCGATGTCGACGGCATGGCCCTGTCCATTGCGTCGATCATCGCCATGGCAGGCGAAGAGGTCCGCATCGCGGACAACGCGATGATGATGATCCACGACCCGTGGACGTTCGCCGGCGGATCTGCAGAGGACTTCCGCCGGCAGGCGGATCTCATGGACCAGGTGAAGGACAACCTGGTCGGCGTGTATGCGGATCACACGAAGCGCGACCGCAACGAGCTGGCGAATCTGATGTCGGACGAGACCTGGCTGACGGCCGGCCAGGCGGTCGAGATGGGCTTCGCTGACAAGGTGACCGAGAACCTGAAGATCGCCGCGCGGTTCGACCCGACGCGCTTCAAGCACTCCCCGAAGAACTTCGCGGCACCGGATGCCCCGAAGCCGAATCCACTTCGCGCCAAGCTGGCCGAGATGCAGCGACGCGCAAAGGCTTACGCGCCCACGGCGTAGACCGGCGAGGCATCCGCCTCAAGCAACGAGGGCCGCCGAAAGGCGGCCTTTTCATTCCTGCCCCCGAAAGGGGGTTTTTCATTTCTGGAGACCACAAAGATGGACATCGAGCAGCTCAAGGCTCGCCTCGCCGAACTGAACGAACAGGCGACGGCGTTGCAGGCCAAGGCCGACAACGAGAAGCGCGACCTCACCGAAGAGGAAGCCGCCGAACTCGAAGGCATCATGGCCGACTTCGACAAGACGGACGCCGACATCAAGCGCCGCGAGCGCATGGCCGCGCAGGGCAACAAGCTGAAGGCCTCGGCGGGCCGCCGCTCGGCTCCGGCCGCGCAGGCTGCCGCGACGGATGACGATGACGACGGCGCCCTGCAGGTGCGCAGCGGCGCCGGCATCCGCGCCGGCATCGCCTCGCCGCAGGAGCGCGGCCGCTGGGGCTGGCGCAACATGGGCGAGTTCTGCGCGGCCGTGCAGAAGGCGGCCGGTAGCCCCAATGGCTCCGACGTGGACAACAGGCTGCAGAATGCCGCGCTGTCGACCTACGGCAGCGAGGGCGTCGGCGCAGATGGCGGCTTCCC